ATTTTATGTGGAACTACATTTTGATCTAATCTATAACGATTAGCATTTTTTCCTAGCTGTAATAAAGCTAAATTAATGTCTGTATCTGAATTTATTGCCATGTTTATGCCTCCTTATAAATTTCTACAATAGTGTAAATACTTTCGCTTGCATACCCGTTTGCTGGTTGTCCAAACCCATCCGTAGTTTTTGTGACATCACAACGATGTTGTATTTCAAATGCTCCTGAGCCTGTTAATGTTACTCTTGCTACTCCAAAAGATTCATTTTGTACAACAGCATTATCGGCGGCGTATGAACTAGAACCAGCTTTTTCAGTAAAACTAGAAACACTCCCTGTTATTAATATTAATTTAGTCACATGATGATCTACTTTCATTGCAGGGCATTTCCATTTTATTAAATATGAACCAGCAGCCAAAGTAAATTGATTGCTTGATATTGAAACAATGCTATCCTCATCTGAAATTTCTTGATTTAAATCTCTTGTTCTCCAAGCCCCACTTGTAAAAGTACCTCCATCAGTTGTATTACCTTTAGAATCAGCAATAAGTGCATAACTAGCAAATTTACCTCCAGCACCAGTAACACCGCTATCTGTAATAGACATTCTTTCAACACCACCAGTTGAAAACTTAATCGTATTAGCAGAAGGAAAACTTATTCCTGTATCAACATCATCACCAGTTAACGCTGGTGCGGACACAGATCCAGCTACTCCTTTGATCGCTGGTGTTGTTCCTGATAGTTCTAAGCTCATAATTAAAGAATAACAAGAGTTGCGTCAGTTGGCACAGTTACTTCGACATTATTGTTTATTGTAGGTGATACTGTAATAGCATTTTTACCAGCCGTTAAAGAATAAGAAGTTGTAATAGTTTGGCCTGTCTCCAAGAACACCTCATCTGTGCCACCTCCAGTAGCTCCAGCACCTCCTCCAATAGCACCCCAAGAACTTGTATAGCCTTCAAATTGGTTTAAATCAGAGTTATATCTAAACTGCCCTGCTGCTGCTGCTGGTTGACCAGATTGCCCAGGTTGCTGTGCATTGTTACCAACAGGAATTTTTAAAAATCCATTAGAGTTCATGCTTACATCACCTGTCATCACAGGAGTTGCTGCTACAACATGACCAAAATTAGCTTCGTTTATCTTTCCTAAAACAACATAATTAGCAGCATCACCCGAAACTGATGTTGCTATTTTTAATTCGTTTGTAGAAGTATTTATATGAGGCTGATACTGAGCTATATTTGCTGCTCCTGATGGATCGCTACTTCCAGAACTAAGAGTTCTTAAAGCTGTAAATATTTCATTGATCTTTTGACGAACCGCAGCACCCGTTCCGTTATCGGTATTGTAATTATTACCTGTGACGCTAGTAGTTCCTGTTGGTCTAGCCATTATTTAGAAGTAACATTGATCTTATTGTACTACCCTTTTCCAAAACCGACAGCCGTATAGGAAAAATTCTTACCAATAGAAGCATTAGAACTATTTTTAAAATCTATTGTAAATCCAGTCCCAGAAAGATTTGTTATAACAAAATAATCTCCAGAGGCTAAATTCTGTGCCGTTATATTTACTGATGGTAAATTACTGTTTACTCCTAACAAAGCTGCCGTTCCAGTGAAGAACGCATTATCAAAAGTATATGCTGTAGCTCCTGCACTTTGTGTAATGTTAGTTCTTATTTCTTGTCTAGCCTGTATTTTTGCAGTGTACCCTAATTCAAATACTCTAATATCTTGATCTCGGTCAGTGCTTGTAAGAACTGTTCTAAATTGGAAACCTCTTGCTTTAAATGTACCACTAGCAAAAGGTTGAAAAGCAGTATAAGTTGGAGAGCCAGAAGGATCATCTTGCGTAGTTCTTACAAATAATTGAGCATCTACATCATTAGCTTCTGTTCCATCAAAATTACCAGTAGTAGGAAACGCAGATTGCCTTGCATCAAATAAATCTGATGGGAAGAAACCTTCAGTTTTAAAATGCCTTACTAAATCAAGACTAAACACACCACCTAAATCTAAAGTATCTTTAAAGTCATAACTTCCAGATGGAGCACTTCCACCTATATCATCTATTGAAGCAACAACAGGATCATCAAAAGACGTTCCAATGGTGACTCCAATATCATCAAATAAACCGACACCAGCTAAGTTAAGAGCATCTGTAGCTTCATCTACAGCAGTATTAATCTTTACACCTTGAAACTTAGGAACATCCTGATCTTCTCTTCTTGTCTGAACTAATAAATTAGTTGAATTATCAGCAAGTTGCACTACTGCACTTCCTTCTCCTACACTAAATCTTCCACCATCATCTTGAAATTTAAGAATATACTCTCCAGTAATCGCAGGAACTATCGCAGAAGTTGAGTTTCCAGGAACAGCTTCTATTAGATCTACAGCATTTTCAAATGTACCCGTTCCATCGGTTCTTGAACTGTCGTGTCTTATGTAAACAAAACCACCATGAGTAACGTCTAAATCTGTTGACTTATTCCAATTCAATCTTATTGATCCACTATCTCCAGGTATTTGTTCAGCAGAAACTCCTGTCACATCAGCAGGAACAGCAGTTTTACCAATAGTGTTAAAAGTATCAGTAGCAGAAGTAGCACTAGCTTCTTGGGCAGCATTTAAACTAAAGACAGATACTTCATAAGATCCTACTTTTGTGTTAAATATTTCAAAATCAGGACTGCTTGTTATAGCTGAAACAATATTATTATCATCAAATCTATAGTTAACCATATAATTAGAAACACCAGTTACAGGCTGCCATCTAACAATTAATTTTGATACTGGCTGATTATTAATTAGAACAATGACTTCATCTGCACTTAATCCTTGAGGAGGTGGTTTAAGTAAATTTAAAGTTGATATTTGTTGTGGTGTTATTGTTTCTCCATCTTCAATAAATGCGTATTTTTCATTTACATAAGCTAATGCTGATATTCCATAACTAATCCCATCTCGCTCTTCAACAGACATTACTCTGAATGACTGAGCAGAAACAGTGTCATTCTCAAGCATCCAAATACTATTAACATTTGGTGTCTGACTTAATGCACTTTCTAAAGTAATTACTTTGCCAGAAATAAAAGTTACATTTTTAGTCTCAACAGTACCGTTAGGTAATATGACACTTAATTTAGGATTATTCTGATCTGACAAATCAGTATCACTAGAATTATCTACTGTTATTTGGGTTGTAGTAGCTGTATTAATTCTTCCTGCTCTTCTTATCCCTGCTCTTGCTGGATCGGAAATACTAATGATTGCTCCAGGTCGAACAACGCATCCTGATTCCATCGAAACAGAAAAGGTTACAGCTTCAGTTTCTCTTTGTTCTGCAAATAATATAGCTTTTGCAAACCTTCTGGCCTGACCTCTACTTGTGCAACCTAATGCTTTTACTCTTTTAACATGAAGTCCATATTTACTTCTATAGGCTGCTTCAGCTTCTACCTCTTCATAATCTAAATCTCTAGTTTCCATATTAAAATATGAAACTGCGACTACTGTACTTCTAGTTTTTAAACTGCTTCCTGTATAACTAAAACCTTCTGGCCCAACATTAGCTAGTGTAAATAAATAACTTGGATCTTTTGGACTATCCTGAGTAAGAAGTAATGCACCCTCAGACCAAATAGGCATACATCTCATTATTCCCGATAAAGTATTTATAACAGTAAATGCTTCTACACTTGTCTGAATGTTTATATTGCAAGCGAATCTAGCTTCATGTCCACCAAATCCATCATCAACAAGAGTATTAGAAAACTTACTGGCAGTTACAAATGAAAATAAATCTAAATTACTGTCAATAATATGATTACCTAGCCCATATCTAGTATTAGTGAGTAAGTCAAGAAGTATCATGGCAGGGCAAGTTGTCCATTGAGCAGCACCCATAACACCATTAAAAATGTAACCAGTAGGATATTCTATTCTTCCTGTTTGTAAATCAACAGTTGGAGTTCCTGATGAGTTAGCCCCTGCACCTGGGATTCTTACTTTTACTCCTCTAACTCTAAAAGTTCTTCTTGGAATCCTACTAAAGAACTCTGAATCTAAACGTAATCTTGTAAAAGCACTGTTTGGATATGTACTTGCATCATCTTCTAACTCTGAAAAAGATTGCCAAATTAAATCTCGAAAATTTCTATCTGTACTATTTGCTGAAGTTTTTACCAAGCGAACATCTACAGGATGAGCACCAGTAAGTTCAATTCTATATTCTTTGTTATAAGCATCTGCTGTTCTACCTCTGATAGTATCAGAATGAATTGTGGTAAAACCACCTCCATTGTATTGAAGTTGAATATCAAAACTAACTGAAGAACCTACAATATCTCCATCATCTTCAATAACTTGCAAAATAGGAACAGTAACAGTAATTTTTACAGCATCTAAATTAGAATTATTTGTAAGTTGTCTAGTTATTGGATTACCATTTTTAACTTCCGTTCCTACATTAAAGAGAGAAGCACTTCCCGAAACTTTAGACATTTTTGTTTGAGGATCTGTCCCAAAACGAATATCTAAGTCCCCATCTTGTACGGGATGATTAAAGTCAATAGGTTGTGGATCGGTTGAATCAGCAGAAGAAGTTAAAATAGGAGTATTATCTAGAAAAATATCTTTCTTTGCAGCATTTTTATATGCAGTTGTACCTTTAGTCCTGCCTTCTTTTGAAGGACTTGCAAAACCTTCTATTTCACCTTCAGAAATAAGATCAAGTAAAGTGGCAAATTGCTTACTATGTAAATTATCAGGTGTAATAGTTGGTGGATCTTGACCACCACCTTTACCTCCACCACCGCCAGATCCAGCTATATGTTTATTATCTTCAATCATTTTTGTACCGCTTCTGTATCTACATCACCACTTATAACAACGGAACCTGTAAATATTTCACCATAAACAATAGGAACTGGAGTACCAGCCCTTGCTGTGTTTTGCGTTCCAGAAAAGTTAAATGATATTTGTGGATTATCTTCAAAAGTAGGATCTTCAGTTGGGTAAAGCATATTACCAACACCTTGAAGTATTAAACCAGCACCAATCGCACTTAGACCTGTTCCTACAAGAGCCAAGCCTGGAGAAGCTGCTGCTGCTGCTTGTGCTGCTGCCGAACCTCCTGCAAATAATCCTGCACCTGGGAAAAAGAATGATGCTCCAATAAGTGCTCCTCCTAGCAAAATAGTATTAAAAGTATCTCCACCAGCACCACTAATTACAGGAATTATATGAATATCCTGTTGGCCTATTGGATCGTGTATTTGATTTTCAGTTATTTCATAATTACCTACTTTCACTAAATAATGTTTTGGATTCATATATTTTTCAACTTCTGGAAAATTATTTACTAAAAAACTTATAGCTTGAGGTAAATTATGTACCTGTATTTCAAATTCTTTATGGCCTACAAATGAAGCCAACTCTCCATATAGTTTTAATTTACGCAACATAACGCAACCTCTTGCCTGTGCATTTTAGTAACCAAGGTGAGTATGGTTCTTTACAACTAAGTCTACCTGTTAAATGATGTAAAACATCTCCATCTACAAAAACAGCCACATGATTTAAACCAGCATCGATTATTGACATAAATAGTAAATCACCATTTTCAAGTTTTTCATTCGGCTCTAACTCTCTAAAACCAGTAGCTTCAGCACATCTTTCAAACATAGGATCTTTAATAAATTTTTCTGGTGTCGTAGGTCTTTGCCAATCTCTTAATTCAATATTCCTCTCTTCTTTATACCAATCTCTTACTAATGACCAACAATCAGTTATACCCCAAACCCATTCTCTTCCAATAATTGGAGCTTTATACCCCTTTGGTTTGCAATATCCCCATTGTTCTGTTTTAGGATTAACAATATACCAAGGTAAATTTGATCTTTCACAACTGACTAAATCTGCCTGACTAGGTGTTGGAGGTGTTATCGGATGGCTATGAACAATGGCTGTTATCTCTCCTGTATTATCTGCCTTAACATAATCTTCTGGATCAATAATAAAACATTGATATTTAGTCATAGATAAATTACGACAAGGAAAGTATCTTTCTTTTCCTTTGATATTTAACAACAAACCACAAGATTCTTTGGGATCTTCAACCTTTGCATGACTAAGAGCAGCTTCTTTCCAATTATTCATGGCATAAACGAACCAATAGAAGGAAATAATTCTTTAGTACATACTCTCAAAGGTATTCGTATATTTGCCAGATCAAAAGCAGCAGCTAATTCAAATTGAACAACGGCTCTGTTTTCTGCTGATTTTCTATCAATTTTGTATATTTCTTTTGCGTATTCTGCTGTAGGATCTGGAGTTCCGTAAGGATTTGTTCCTCCTGTAAAATTAACAGCATCTAAAAATCTTGCTAATGTTCTAACTCTAGTTATAACAGCACCAGTTAAATCATTTCCAGGAGTTACAACATTTACATTTAGTAAAATAGCTGTAATTAAATTTGTGACATTACTTATCGTTAATGTAGGTCTAGGTAATTGACCATTTGCATATTTAAATCCATCAGCTTCTACAGGTACAGCGATATAAGTATTTCCGTTCCAGACTATATTTCCGTTAGAATTAGCGTTTCCATAAGCTATTGGATTACTACCATCGTGAAATCTGTATGTAGTAGCTGATCCATGTAATGCTGCATCTGTTGTCAGTTCAAACATCTCAATAACTGAACCAGGATTTATTGATTGGGTTTCAGATACAGGTTTTGCCATTATGGTTCAAATACTTGTATGAAAGTTACATTTATTCTGTTTCTATTAAAATCAAATATTTCTTTTGTAAAAGAAGGACATACCCATTTATAAGTTACTGTTTCATCTGGAGGCGACCAATCGAAAGATGCACCATCAACTTTTCTTGCTTCTAAAAAATTTTCTATTATGGCTGCGTCTGTATTATCTTCATTGAAAACTAGACTCCATTGTTTTGCATTTTGATTCAAACCAAAAGTAAATCTTTGCTGATAGCCATCACCAAACTGAACTACTCTTGTATTAGTAATATCAGTTTTGTTTGCAGAAAAAACAGGATTATAACTAGGAAAAGTAGCCATTATCTTAATAAACCTCCAGGTCGTCTTTGTTTTATTAATTCTGATTGTATCGCTGCTGAAATAACTCTGCCAAGCTCTTTTCCTTGCTGCTCATTACTTTGAACAGACGATCCAGAAGCATCTACATTTACGTTAATATTTGTACTACCTCCACCTAGTTTATCGTTAGGAATTATTGTGCCTGATCTCCTTGGTACGAATAACTCTGGGCCTTTCTCTCCTACTATTGAGGGTTTACCAACAGGCGGTCTGCCTCCATTTGCAAACTTTAACATTGGTAAACTACCAAAGATACCTGAAGAACCTCCTGTTAAACCACCTAAAATCGTATTCACACCAAGTCTTATAAGTGTAGAACTTAAGTCATTTAATATTGATTTTGCAGCTTCACCTAAAGTTTTGGTCTGCATTATTGCAGCAGTTAAATTATCACTAACACCAGAAGCAATAGATTTACCAATTCTTTCAAAATTTGAACCTAAATCTTTTGTTTTAGATAATAAGGCTTCTAATTTTTGTTCTTTTTCAACAAGTTTTTTTATTTCTTCTTCATCAATTAAATCTTTACTAATTCCTAAATCAACTATTCTTTGAACTATATCAGCAACTTTTTGTTGTGTTTCAACCTCTTGAAGGTTTCCATCTCTTTTAGCCTCAAGTAACTCTACGTTTTTTCTAGTTGATTTTAGAATTAAATCAGTTATATCTTTAGCTTCTTCTTGAGCGATATTGCCTTTAACTATTGTGTCTATGTTTTTTTGTCTTATTTCTAAACTTTTCTTTGCACTATTTAATTGTTGTTCTGCTATTCTAATTGATTTGTCTAATTCTTTATTTTCTGTTGCTTTATCTATCCCCTCATTCAGATCAGGCATTTGACTAGGAAAAAGAGTTGAACCTCCTCTAAAGAAACCTGGTGCTTTTGGAATCCCAATTCCAGGATCATTAGCAATAGCTCTTTCATTTTTTAATCTTTCTAATTCTTTAGATATTCTTTCTATCTCAGTACTCAAAGCTATTGCGGTGGTGTCTTTTTCTAATTTATCTGTGAAAGCAGTATCTTCTTTTGGAGTTCTACTGTCTCCAAAAATACCAGGAAATCTATCTATTATTGCATTGAACATCTTTGCAAACTTAGATTGTAATTTTAGAGAAAATTGAGACATATTTCCTTGTATATCGTTAAATTTAGAACCAAATTCTTTTAGAGCATCAACACCATCATCTCCTATAACTAAAGCCATATTTTCTGTCGCTGCTGCCAATGCAGCTTGTCTACCTTCAACTTGTTCAATTAATTTGATCCTTTCCGCTTCGGCTGTTCCTGCTAAACCTAATGCTGTTACAAGTCTATTAGCGTCTGCTGTTAGAGGATTTAATGCTTGTCCAAGCTCTCCTATAGTAGTTATGGTAGTTTGTATCTGTTGAAGAGCAGCAGTAGCAACAAGACCTCCTGCAAAGCCTCCCATCTGCCCACCAAGTTTAGTACCTATAAAACCACCTGCACCACCAGCAACAGCACCTAATGGCCCTTGTCCAAATAACAATGGAAATGCACCACTAACTAATGCACTTTGAACAGCACCATCACCTCCACCACGAGATGTTGCACCCATGCGTTTATTCATGGGATCTCTTGATCTAGTTGCCTTTAAAAGCTTGCTAAATTTAACTTGATTAGCCATTTCTTTAGTAGTGGCTTGTTCTGCTTTTAATTCTCTTAAAGCAGAATCTGTATGGGCTTTGGCGAGTTTTAATTTACCTTTATCATTTGCTAAAGCTGCTCTATTTAATGCTCGACTTGCCTTATCTGTTTTTAATCCCGCTTCTTTTGCTTTTTGTATTTGATCTCCAATATTTCTAACTCGAACCATTGAAGCTGCTTTTTTTTCTTCAAAACTTGCTGCTTGTTTTTCTGTTTTACTTCCACCTCTTTTATTTAAACTATCTACTTTGCCACTAACTTTATCTAATTGTTTTGATAATTCTTGTACTTTTTTAAGACCTTTTACATTAATCTCTATATCTGCTCTAGTTGCCACGACTAAACAATAAAAGGTTACTTTATTCTAGCTTATCTCCTACGTTTTGCTTTTTCAAACTCTTTTTCTTGTTCTTCATTAATTATTTCAAAGTAGGAACTCCAACCAATAAGTTCACTTAAAGTCATATCTCTTACCTCTTTTAAACTTTTACCTAATTCTTTAGCCACACTAAATTGAAGCATCATAAAATTATCTTTCTTCAATTCAGCAGTTAGTCTTTTGGGTCGATTGTGTCCTCTTCTTCTTGAATCACAGCAAGCATTAATTTCTGTAAATCACTATCTTTGACTTCATTTTTTAATACATCAATTTCCCCTGCATTAAAAAGTTTTCTACCAGTTTCATCAATTGCTTTTGTAAGTAATAATTGCAAAGCAAAATTATTATTATCATCTTTAGAGAGCCTTTGTGCTCTTTCTCTTTCTGCCATTGTTAATGGTGTTACATACATTTCAAAAACAGAACCATCAGATAATGTAACCTCTTTTTTAATAGGTTCAAGATTTGCAGCTTTTCTAAGCCTATCTAGTGCAGATAAATTACTTACCATAAAAATAAAATAGTATACTATTATTGTAATGCAAAACATAAAAAAACCCCAGATTATCTGAGGTTCGTTAACTTATGCTAATTTAACTAAGCAGATTTGGATAGATCAAATGTTGGAGCAGCACTAGGTCTGAAGGCTATCTCTACAACCTGTCCGTCATCTGGGTTTAC